TATCCATCTTGTGTTCCATGAGCTTTTCAGTCCATACACGTTTGTACTCATTTGCAATTCCACGATAGACAGTTGCCTGTGAAGTGCCTGAGAAGAGATTCATTGCAGTTTTGAATATCTGACAATAACCCTCTCTATCAAACAAAGCATCTTCCCAACCAAGCGGAGCTTTTGACCCCTCTGCCCATGCAGTTCCAATTACCTGACCGGGTGCATTATCAGCAAGTGTTTCACCTGAAACGTCGTCACCAACAAGATAACAAGCATCACCTTGAATAGTTGTCGTTCCCGCAGTAGAATCGTGCGAGATTGTTTTAGCAGCGGGTGTACCACTATTGTCAACAACGGCATCTGTTCTAATCTTCAAAACAAGAACGCCACTTCCTGACTTTATTGCTATCGTCTGTCCGGGTAGTATGAATGGGCAATGCTGTCCAGCCTCGACCATTCCTTTGTCATTATAACCGCAATCAATTATAAGAGCAGTACCAAGGTCATCCCCTGCGTTTTTGCTAAAGCTCGTATGTGCGGTTTCTACTTGAAAATTCCTTCGTTGCCACTGATGACGTTGTTCCAAAGATTTGAATACCGGGTCATTAGTAGATTTTTTAGCTACTTTTTGCAGGTATACAAAAAATGGAGACTGTTGAGGTGCAAGCTCAGCGATTCTTTCGCCAAATGCAAACATTCGACGATTATTGTCAGTTGAGATGCCCTGTACAGCGGAACCAAACGAAGGATTATATTTATCCGTGCCGGGTAAAGGCATAATAAATACCTCCTATTTTATTAAGTTTATAGACATTACCAAGGATTTTTTTTATTATAATCCTCAATAAGACTATCCATTATTTGATTTCCTTCAGACCCCTGTTGCGAATTACTCTGTCCAGAAACTACACCCATTGGACTTGCGACTTGTTGAGCCCGCTTAGTCTGTTCGAAAACAGGACTTCCTCCTTGTGGAGGAGCTGCTGGCCCACCAGTTCTGCCGCCTTTTTCCATTTGGTATAGTTTCCAGAGATTGTCGAGTGTTATAGAATCATCAGACGAGAATTTACCATAGAACTCACGCAGTTCCTCATCAGAAGCATTGTAATTCTTCCTGACATGGTCTGCCATTTTGTTCAACTGATTATACTCTTGTCTCTGGGCTTCTTGCAGATTTTGCTGGTATCTCTGTTGTTCCACGAAATCCATTCTTTCTGCTCTTGAAAGCTCAGTCTGATATTGCGCATGCAATGTATTATACTCATCCATAGTGTCTCTCCACTCTTCCATGCTATCCATGTATTGAGCAGAGGCACTCTCTGGGTCAGTATAAGCCTCTTCTCGACTGTAAGTTTTCGGCCTTAAGGGTCTCTCTGGTGGAGATGGGAATTCAGTATTCTCTTCTTCCTGTGTTCCTTCCTGAACTTGCGAACGCTGCTGGTTAATGATGTTTAACTGATTCTGAAGCAACTGATTTTGTTCCCTCTGATTAGTTAAATCATTTTTAGCTTTGTCAGCCTGCGATTGCCAGTACTGATAACGAACTTCTTCGTTACTAGATGTAGTCGCAGCTTCTTCAGGCTGTGGAGTAACAGATTGAGTTTCTTCTACTGCAGGTGTTCCCAACATACTTTCAGGTGGGATTTGCAGTTCCTCTTCTCCTGTCGGAAATACATCCGACTGTTCGTCAACTTTCGTTCCGAACTGTACGACATCGTTTACAACGGGGTCTTCCTTAGGAGCAAATTGTCCCAATTCATTCCGGGGACGTTCTTGCTCTTGGGGTTGAGTATCCGTTAATTGTTGCTCTTCCACGATAATCTCCTTTTCGGTAGCTTCTATTGGGCCTTCTTAGAAGGTGTACCATTTTTGGTTGTATCTTTGGAAGCCTCCCTGACTTCCTTCTTGATTTGACCCATTGCGTCATCAAGGCGTTTTTCAAAGACTGTTCCAGCTGCTTTTGCTTTGCTAGAGGTTGAGTCTAATCCTGCCTTAAATTTTTCTATTTCTGCACGCTGTTTAGCGTGATAGGCTTCCCTCTCTCGAGTCTGAAGGTCACCCTGTAATTTTTTAATCGACTCTTGTGCTTGTTTAAGCTGAGATTGTAGCTTCACTATAGTGTCAGTTCTTTCTAAGACTCCTTCCATATCAAATACCTCTGTCTTCTTTAGAACTTCCATTTTATCAATGATACCCTTCTCATAAGCATCCATATACATCTCAAGCTGAGCATATCTATTGGTTGGTAAAGTAGAGCCAGTCACGACTATAATATCGTATTTCCCAACGTCTAGTCTATGAATAACATTAGCCAGTTTTCCTTTGTCGTCATAAAGCTTCTTATTTATAGCAAACTTACTCAAGGAGTTATTAGGCCTGAGTAATCTAATATATTTTTCTTCCTTATATAATTGTTGCATCATAGGAATAGCAATTTCACCTATCCGTTTTAATCCTACCTCAATATCCATTAACTTGCTTTTCATCTTCCTCTGTCCAAATTCATCAAGACTTATAGTCGCCTTATATGTATTAGGAGCAACCTGTGAGTTCCCCATCATCATTTCGTAGAGGCCTAATTGATGGTCTATGTCAGATTTAGCCGTTGTTTCATTGGAGTAGAGTTCATTCGGAAGGGGTGTTGGGGAGACTGGCACAGGTTGTCCTTGGTCGAAATCACACTCGATTGCTACACCGGGCTGAGCCCATTTCTCTTCAAATTCCTTCATATCCATTGAACCGGATGGTATCAGAATCTTAGTATTTGTACTTGTAGTAGCATGAGCGATAATTAAGGAACGTGTCTTATTGATATATTCCTGTAAGCCTTTGACCATCCTAACATCTGATACAGGGTATGGAGTCCTTGTATGCTGATTCATAAAGAATACTATAGGATATTTATCAGTCGGCAAGAGCCTCTTATAAAGAAGCTTATCACCCATTATTACACTCATTTGAATTCTTCTTGTTGGTACAACTACTTCTTCAATTCTTCCTTCTTTTATAAGGTCATAAGAAGTGACTGTTTCAAGTTTAGGAGGCTTAGGAGGTAAAACACCTTGCTTGTCAGCCTGTTGTTCCTGTTGAGCATACTTCTTAACAACTGCATCCGCAATAGCCTTAGCCTGTTCTTCTCTTTCTAAAATTTGACCATTTATAATCCAGAACTTCTTCTCAAGAAAGGCTGGCCAATTTGCATCATCAATTAAATCTTCTTCTTCGCTCCAGTCAAGCTTTACTCTGTGCATATTAACAACAATCTTAGAATATCTTTCGTAACCCCTTACATACTCATTATTCTTACCAAAAGTAGCTCTTGTCTCAGTTTCTGTAGTCTCAGGGAATACCAGCCCTATCTCATCTGTCCTGTCAGTAGTCGGTCTGTCAGACTGTTGAGCATCCGTAGAAGAATTCTTGATTGCTGCCTCATACATAGGATACAAACTCTCTGCCTGTTCCCTTGTAAATAAACGACTAACAATTATGTTCTCTGCATCATCACAAAATCTATCTCTTGAATTAGGGTCAATATATATATCAAGCGGGTCTATATCGTGAATACAAACTTCGCCTTTTCCCATATCCATCATTGGGTCTACATAAACTTGCATAGCTCCCATACCCAACACATAGTAATCATCAACTACATTCCTCAATACTTGGTCTCCATCGGAGATTTGCCAGATATATTCCAATAACCCATTTATAGCCTGAGCAGTCTTATTATCACTATCTTCTCTGGGAGAAACCCTAAACGAAGGTTTATTAGCAGTAATCATTGCCTTGGCAGATTCAACTGCTGGATGTATACGATTTATAACAATAGCTGCCTGACCTCTGCTTTCAAGAGTCTTTTTCTGTTCAGTAGTCCATTGACGACCTAGCCTGAATTCTTTATCCTCTTGAGCCTGTTGTGCCCAAGTTTCCCTATTATTACTATAGGTTCGCCAAAGCTCAGTAGTCTCTTCTATATATTTATCTTCTGGTAATTGTTCTTTCATTAAAAATATGCTCCGGATGGACGTGACTCTTCATAAGAACCACCAGTTGTATCTGCTGCATTCTGTATAGTAGAAGTTGTTGTCTGTGGACCCGTTTTCTCACCAAAGCCCTCCATTACCTCTCCCATAGTATCTGCAAATCCACCTATTGTTGAAGATACGTCATCGTCTGTTAAAGTTTCATCCATACCTTTCATAGCTTTCCCTAGTAAACCGCCTTGTTTTCCAAATTTTTGTATCTTTCCTAATATACCGGGTGCACCCCCTTCACCACCAATATTTAGAAGACCTCTGCCTCCTTTTACATTGTCTAAAGCCTGTCCCCAAGCTCCTTTTTCAGAAGAAACTTCTCCGGCACCTTCTGTCTGGCTTTTTAGCCCATCATCTTCTAGCTCGACTTCTTCAGGAACCTCAGCAACCTTAACACCCGGTTCGACTGCTACGTCCGACTTTACTTCATTGACAGGAACCTGAACAGGGGTATCTTCCTCTTTTGAAGCAGCCTCTAATTGTTGACCACCCTGTCCAAAAGCATTCCATGCGTCTTCATTGATTGTATGGTCTTT